CAGAGACTTTGAAAGAAGTTTTACATTAAATCAAGATGTGGTAGTAAATGATGCAAAAATTGTTAATGGACTACTAAGTATTGAACTGGAACATATCATTCCGGAAGAAAAACGCCCAAGAAAAATTGAAATTGGTTCTGGGGCCAAAAAACGTAAGAAAACACTTCTTACAGAATAATCAACAGGGGGGAGAGATCCCCCCCACCACAACTAAGGATGTTAAACTATGGAAACTCACGATCAACTGACTATTGAATTGGAACAATACAAAATCGAAAACGAAAAATTTGTAGGTGGTAATAAATCCGCTGGTGTTCGGGCTCGCAAACATTTGAATGAATTGATGAAACTTTGCAAAAGTCGTCGATCAGAAATTCAAGACGAAAAAGAATGGATTGTAAAGTAATGACAGAGTCTAGAAAAATGTCAAACGAATCGGTTGCCGCAGTAAATGATATTTTGTCTGGGGATCAGCAAATTCAATATAAAACTGAACAGGGATCTAGTTATGGCAATATCGACTTTAAGCCAGGACTTCCCAATGAACAACTTATTGAGGCTATATTAAACAATAAAATTATTATCATGGCCCATCCAGATGTGGTACAAAAAGTATTAAATATGGAATGGCAATGGTTTGAACGAAGAGTTGTCAAGTGGTTAGGCGATACATCAGAGTCTAGAAGTCTTGAACAATCTCTCCGAGATCATATTAAGAATGAAAAAAAATGGATTAAAAGAGGAGCAAAAGCAGATGAAGTTGGATTATTCACATAGTTTAAAATTAAGAGCACTTATTAGGAAATATGAATACGAAAGAGATTCAGCTATAGCAAATCTTCAGGTATATTTTGAAAATTCTGTAGGTGTGGGAGAACATAGCGACTTGGTGGAAGAGATGGATGTTTTGGTTGGAAAACTAGAAAATGCTGAGGGAAAACTCAAAACTGTTATTTCTTATTTTGCTAATATTCAACCTCAACCAGAAACAGAAGAATCTGAGGACTAAATGATAAAAGTAATTCGTCTTATTTCTGGTGAAGAATTAATGGGTCACGTTTCCGAACTTTCTGATGGTAGTGGTTGGCATTTAAAGAATGTTTGTCAAATTGTTGCATCATACTCTGATACAACTACTGCAACAGCTAGAGTTGGTTTGTCTCCATTTATGCCTTACACTCAGAGCACGGATGGATTAGATTTGAAAAATCATTATATTGGATTTATAGTAGATCCAGTTAATGAATTGACAAATGAATATAATCAAGTTTTTGGAAGTGGTTTGGTTTTACCGCCATCAAAACCCTCTATCAAAGCTGCAAGTCCATCTGGACCTAGTAATCACTCTTATGTAAAAATGCCATAAAATATAAAAAAAGGGGTTGTCAAGACCCCTTTTTTGTGTTATAATTATATTATTAACTTCAGTGAGAACGTACATGAAATTCTATACAAATGTCCAAAACATCGGTAGTAAAATATTGGTAAGAGAAGTCGATGAAACCGGCGAAAGAAAATCAAAACGGATGGATTATGAACCATCTTTGTTTTATGAGACAAGAGATACTGCTTCAAAATACAAATCTTTAGACGGCAAAAGTCTTAAAAGAGTAAAATTCGAGTCTATCGGCGCTGCTCGTGGTAAAGTTAAATCTACTGAAGGCGTGACCGATTGGTACGGTATGCAGACTTATACATATCCTTTTATCGCTGACAATTATCCAGAAATGGAATTTGATATTGATAAAATTAATATTATGAATATCGACATTGAGGTCGAATGTGAACAGGGATTTCCCGAACCAGATGTTGCTCAAGAGCGTGTAAATGCGATCACCATGAAATGTGGAAATCTTTATACTGTGTTGGGATTGGGTGATTGGGAAAACAAGTCTCCCGAAGTATCTCACTTGGAAATTAAATACTACAAGTGCAAAAGTGAAATGGAACTGTTAAAGTCGTTTCTCAATTTGTATGAAGCCGCAGATGTCGATATCATTACAGGTTGGAATGTTAATTCATTTGACATGCACTATCTGGTGAATCGTATCACAAAAATCCTTGGTGATTCTGAGATGAAACGTCTCTCGCCTTGGAGAAAAGTTGATAAAAAACATATGAATTTTAGAGGTCAAGACTCTACTGAAATCACCTTGTCGGGTGTTAGTATTATTGATTATCTTGATTTGTATAAGAAGTTTACATATGTCACTCAGGAAAGTTATCGTCTTGATCATATTGCCTTTGTAGAATTGGGCAAGAAAAAACTAGATCACTCTGAGTTTTCCGCAATGCATCTTTTCTATAAGCAGGACTATCAGAAATATATCGACTACAATATTATTGATGTGGAATTGGTGGATAGATTAGATGAAAAGATGAAACTGCTAGATCTTCTCATAACGGTTGCTTATTCTGCAAAAATTAATTTTGAAGAGGTTATGTCTCCAATCAGAACATGGGACTCGATTGCATTTCATATTCTTAAAAAGGACAACATTGTTGTACCACCTAAGGCCCGCAATTTTAAATCAGATGCTTATGTTGGCGCTTATGTTAAAGAACCACAACTTGGCGTACACGATTGGGTATTGTCATTTGATTTGAATAGTCTATATCCGCATTTAATTATGCAGTACAATATTAGTCCAGAAACATTGGTCAATACCGATAGACTCGATACAAACGTAAACGAACTGTTGGAAATGAAAACTGATACTTCTCAGTGTCGTGCTGCGAATGTTTCTCTAACACCATCTGGCGTGTTGTATAACAATGATAAGAAGGGGTTTCTGCCCAAACTTATGAAAAATATGTATGACGAACGTGTTATTTCAAAAAGAGAAATGCTTAAGTGCAAGCAGGAATTAGTAGACGGAGGCGACCCTGTCTATCTCAAGAAACGAATTTCACAACTACATAATAAACAGATGGCTGCAAAGATTTTGTTGAACTCCGCTTATGGTGCGTTGGGTAATCAATATTTTAGATATTATGATATTCGACAGGCAGAATCTATCACTCTTTCGGGACAACTAAGTATTCGGTGGATTGAAAATAAAGTAAACGATTATTTGCATAAGGTTCTCCAAAATGATGAAAAAATTAACTACGTTATTGCTTCCGACACGGATGCGATTTACATCCGCCTTGGCGACTTGGTTGACAAGGTGTTTGATACGGAAAAGGTACTTGCGACAGATGGCGGCGAGGCCAAGATCATTAACTTCCTTGATACAATTGCTTCGGAGAAGTTGGAACCTTTTATTGATAAGAGTTATCAAGATCTTGCTGACTATATGAACGCATACGAACAGAAGATGCAGATGAAACGCGAAGTCATTGCATCTAAAGGTTTGTGGACTGCAAAGAAACGATATATTTTAAATGTCTGGGACAATGAAGGGGTACGATATAAAGCTCCAGAGTTGAAGATCATGGGTATTGAGGCTGTGCGTTCCTCTACCCCTGCTGCATGTCGTGAAAAACTCCGCAAAATCTTTGGAGTTATTATGAATGGTAACAACGAACAATTGATCGAGTTTATCAATAATTTTAGAGAAGAGTTTAATACGCTTCCGATTGAGGATATATGTTTCCCTAGAGGTGTAAACGGTCTGAAAAAGTATGAATGTCCGACCGATTTATTCAAAAAGGGTACACCAATTCATGTGAAGGGCGTCATTCATTTTAATAGACTGATCAAGAAACACAATTTAGAAATGACACATCCACTCGTCAAAGAGGGCGAGAAGATTAAATTTGTATATCTCAAAGATCCCAATCCTATTGGAAACAATACTATTGCAATTCAAAATGTATTGCCAAAAGAGTTCGATCTTGAAAGATTTATAGACAAAACAAAACAATTCGACAAATCATTTTTAGAACCTGTCAAATCGGTGACAGATGCGATTGGTTGGGATGTCGAAAAACGATTTACAATAGATGACTTTTTCTAGGAGAGTATAATGGGAAAACGCAGCGATTTTGAAAGAGTAGAAAGAGATTTCTATCCCACTCCAATTGAGGCCGTTTTGCCTCTTGTATTTCACTTGCCGTATACTGGATTGTTTGCAGAACCATGCGCCGGTGACGGTAGATTGATAAAACATGTAGAACAACTAACAGATTTAAAAGGATATTGGATGACTGATATAGAACCATTATGTGATTCTGTTGGCGTTGGAAATGCACTAACAGATCAGATTAAAGGTTGTGATATATGCATCACCAATCCGCCTTGGAATAGAAAAATATTGCATCCGATGATTGAGAATTTGGCAACCCAAATGCCAACATGGTTATTGTTTGATGCAGATTGGATGCACACTAAACAGTCTGCCCCATATCAAAAATGGTTGGAAAAAGTCGTTAGTATCGGCCGAGTAAAGTGGATTGAAGGTAGTAAAAGTGTCGGCAAAGATAATTGTTGTTGGTATCTTTTCAATGCCAAAAAATCAGTAGGAACACCAGTAAGATTTTATGGCAGACTTCCTTGACACACGCAATCAATTTATGTTATAATGAAAGAATCGAATAGGAGAAATAAATGGCTACAGGACTAATGAGTAAATTACGAAAGAATTCTTCTTTCAAAGACGGTAGGGTAAATGTCCTATCAGAATCAAAATACTTAAACGACAAAACCAGTACACCGACACATATTCCAGCAATGAATATTGCATTTTCTGGTACTCTAAATGGCGGATTTACATCTGGACTTACGATGCTCGCAGGGCCTTCAAAACATTTTAAGACTGCATTTGGTCTGATTATGATGAAAGCATATATGGATAAAAATCCAGAAGCAGTAGTATTATTCTATGATTCTGAATTTGGAACCCCACAGGCATATTTCGATATCTTTGAAATAGATACGACTCGAATTGTGCATGTACCAGTTGTCAATTTAGAAGAACTCAAATTTGACATGGTTTCTCAACTGGCAGAATTGGATACGGAAGATAAAGTATTCATTATGGTGGATTCGGTTGGTAACTTGGCATCTAAGAAAGAAGTCGAAGATGCAGAGAAAGGTAGTAGTGCAGCAGACATGACACGCGCTAAACAGTTCA